TGGGAGAAGTTATGCTTTTTCTATGGATGACGTAGACTTCCTAACTTGGAAACACAATCCCGATACAGATGATTATTGGGTTAAGTTTCACTTTGAATCTAAAGATGTAAGAGTGAAAATATGTTTAGATAATTTCAATGTTCTATTGAGAGCATGGAAAGGAATAGAATTTATTCCTGATAACTATAAAAATGGTGATAAATATGGGTTGGACAGACAACGATAAAACAAAAGCAGTAACGACGAACGAATCTGATAAGGGGCAATATGCACTTCGAAAGAAGGCTATGCTTCAACGGATTAAGGAATCACAGGAGAACAATGAATCATTCCTGTGTCTTGGTATTTGGGGCGAACCTAAATCAGCAAAGTCTGCAACAGCATTAGACATGCTAACAGACGAAGACATAAAGAATGACAAACATGTTCTAGTGTTTGATTTCGATAATAGAGCAATAGATGTTAAGCGTAACCATTATGGTAACAATGAGAATCTAATTGTCTACAATCCTATTGTTAGGAAAGAAGGCAGTTTAGTTGACTTTGATGAAACTATGAGTAATGCAAGAGCATTCTATGCTTTAGCAAAAGAGTATCTTGCAGAAGATAAACTGAAAGCAGTAATTGTAGACGGTGCAGATAAACTATTGACAGACGTGTGTGAAACGTATATGCGTGAGAAACACAATATGGATGCTGACACAGTAATAAAACAACCTCCATATGTTTGGGGAGATAGAAACACACCCTACAAGAACTTCTTGCATAAGCAAATATTAGAAATGCCTTGTCATAGAATTGTCATTGCACATTCTAAAGATAAGTATGCAGGAAACCCTAATCCTGTTGGCGTTGAGGCTAATTGGCATTCAACAACAGAAGATGTTTTCACTGCTACAATTCGTATGCAGAGAGATGTTAGACAGAAGGGTGCGGTATATACTGCTATAATAGAAGCAAGTGCTAGAAAACCTGAGATGATTGGACAAAGAATTAAAGTTCTAAGTATCAATGATGGAACAGTAACATGGAACGGTTTACCGGAAATTAAAGCCGGAGAACTTTGAACGTAACGTAGAAGTGGTTGGGGGGAAACCCCTAGCCCTTCTGCCTTTTTAGGAGGAATAAGAATGATAATAGAAATGAACAACAAAACACTAACAAACGCACTAGAAGATGTATGGATGAAAGGAAAGTATCACAATGGAGAGTCAGCAAAGAATAGTCAATTGACAAACTACGCTTTATTAGAACTACTTGATGATAATGAAATGCATCTATACAATGCCGACAATCAAACAATCTGTCGTGTATCTGTACCTGTAATAAGGCAAACAGAATCAATGGATGAAACTAACATGGTAGTTGTCGAAATAGATAAGATGCTTAAGTATCTTAAGACTTTCACAGGAGACACTGTTCTGTTAAATGCACAGGACTTCATACTCATACAAGATGATGGAGGAGGGAAGAAAGCCAGTCTTCCATTAGTAGTAGAACATCCTAATGCAAGTATGATTGCAAGAATACATGGGTGGAATATATCTAATGAAGAACCCAAGTTTAGTGCAGTAACATTTGAAACAATTATAACTACTGGGTCTAATGTACTTACTGATGCAATCAAAACTTGTGATGTAATTAACAATGCAAAGTATCTATTTAATACAGATGGAGAAACATTGCATATCTCTAGTAGAAAGACTGACATCGATAAGGTTGATGTTCAAGTATCGACGTTATCTATAACAGGAGAACCCGCAACCGTAGAAGTTACTGGGCAGTTTCACAAGTTCTTTCGCGGCACTGTACCTGTAACTATTTACTTGAAAGATGAGTCTCCTGTTATTTGGCAGGGAACAGACAGATTGTTAATCAAAGCCCCATATATTACACGGTGATTATAATGATAATATCAAACACAGACGATGGAATTTTACTTCGTTGGAGAGATGAGGACGAGAACAGACAAGAAAGGAACGTACCTTTTTCGGAGTTCTCTCCTTACTTCTTTGTGAAGGCATCTTGTGGATTCAACGATTCAAGAATTAAGATTCGCGATGGTTCTTATAATCAACAAAAGTCAATATTTGTATCTGTCTATTGTCATGAAGGAGATTGGTTTAATCTAAATGGTGAGAAACTAATCAAAATTACATGGGAAACTTTTCGAACTCGATTTACTAAGGCTAATAAAATGAAAAACAAAATAAGGTCTCACTTTGATAACATGGGTATTCAAACTTATGAAGCAGACGTAAGACACCATTATCGATATGCAGTAGATAAAATATCTGAAATGCCGCAATACCGAATGAGAAAATGGTATTGGGATATGGAATGGATGCAAGGAGGAGAATACGATGGAGCAATTACTTGTATTTGTTTATACGATAACTATGACGACGAGTATTACACACTTACTTGGAAACCAAATACTAATGAATCTGAAAAGACAATATTAGAACGATTCGTATTAATGATTAATGAGAAAGACCCTGATATGTTAATCTCATGGTTTGGGTGGAAGTTCGATGTACCAAAACTAATTCAAAGATTACATGCTAATGATATAGACCCTAGATTAATATCTCCTATTCAACAAGTAGATGGTGTCTCTTGGTCTATTAAAGAAGCAAGTAGATATCTAAACACTAAACAGATAGAAAACTACTCACCTGTTGGTCAACCAATAAAAGGTAGAATCTGTGTACCTTTAGATTTAGCATTTGAACGACAGTGGAACGATGCTCAACGCGGTACTCTACCATCATTATCCTTAGACTATGTATCTGAATATGTATTAGGTGAAAATAAACTAGTCAGTGAAAAGTTTCCTGATAAGAACGAATTCTTTAGAAGGGGTTGGTTAGAAGACAGTGAAACATATTTAGAATATGCACTGAAAGATGTAGAGTTAATTAAGAAGATAGACGATGAGAACCACACAACTGAGGCAATCATCTCTTTACAACTTTTACTAAAAGCACCATTCGATGCTTGCTTCTATGCAAGTAACATGGGTGGAATTTATTTCATGCGTAATGCCTCATGGAAAGCCCCTACTGGAAAGAAAGGAGATAGGGTAGACTATGATGGGGCAATGGTATATGACCCTCTTAGTGAAGGGACAAATGGATTACATTTTGGTGTAGCGGCTTTTGATTATGCACAACTGTATCCATCTATGATAATTGCTAGAAACATATCATGGGAAACAAAATCAACTAATGTAACTGAACTAGGTGTAAACATAGCAACACCCAAGGACTTCTCAGAGATTAAAAGTAAACAGATGTTATATTACAAAACGGACAAGTTAGGATTACTCCCTAGGTCAGTGATTGAATTAAAAGACTTAAGAAACAAATACAAAAAACAAATGAAAGAAAGTGAAAGTAAAAGTGAATATGTTAAATGGAACAACAACCAATTGGCCGTCAAAAGATTGATGGCGAGTTTCTACGGGATAATTGCATTCCAAGGATTCGGTTGGGCAGATGTAGATTTAGCCGCTAGTATTACTGCTAGTGCTAGAGAAGCAATCAGAGCCGCCGCTTTTAAAGTGAGGGAATTATAATGAGAAATAGAAGACAATGTAGATGGTGTGGTAAAATAAACCCATTTGGATTTGATAGGCGGTTTAAATGTGGTGATTGTAAATGAGTCCCATAGAAACGGCTAACATTAATATTTCAAGTACAGAATTTGAAGAAAGTGAAGACTTAACTCCCTTTCAAGTGAGAAAAAACATAGTTTTACTTCTATATGGAGATTTAAAGACGGTTTCAAGACATGTAGGTAAATTTCTTGTCGGGATTGTGTTTATTTATGGTTTATTTTCTATATTACAGGATGTGAACTTAATATGAAGGTAGTATATGGTCATACTGATTCTATTTATGTAGATATTGAAGACAATAGTATAGAAACAGCAAAAAAAATAGTAGATATACTGAATGAACACGTTCGGAAGTTGTTTCCTAATGTACTAGGTCTAGAAGAACATCCTGTTACACTAGAATTTGAAAAATACTTCAAAACATTAGGAGTAGGAGCAACTAAAAATAGAAATGCAGGATTAATAATTTGGAAAGACGATAAACACTTAGAAGAAGAAGAGTTTACTATGACTGGCTTCACTGCGAAGAGAGTATCTAATACCAAATTAGCAAAAGACGTTCAATTAACTGTTCTAAATATGTGGATTCAAAATACACCTGAAAAAGAGATAGTAGATTATCTAAATAACATGTATAATTCTGTACTACACGGAGAAATACCTATTTCTGACATACTCAAAAGAAGTAGATATCGTGAAGAACGGTTTCAAGTTGTATGTAATACTTGCAAACAAACAAACAGTATGTTTGATTTAATAGAAGAAACTTGTTGTGGTGCGCCTAAATCATATCAAACCATTGGCGGTAAAAGACCAACAATAGGTTCAGGAATAGAAGGAGTATTATTCAGTAGAAGTATTGGTTATCAACCGATAGATGATTCTTTCTTATTCTTACGGATAAGAAATTGTAATCAAACCTATCTTAACCCTATTATAGATAAGATGGTTGTTCCTAATTATGTTTCATTTTTACTTGAATCAGATTTCACAGAAGGTAAACTACTGAATTTTACTCCTGATTGGCAACACTATGCTGATTCAGTGGTTAAAAAAGCAGAGCCAGTGTTTAGAGCAATGGGTTGGGATTTAAAACAAATAACAAACGACAGAAATCAAATGAGGTTAGATGAATGGTTCTAAAGTCACTTTACAACAGTCTATCATGGACTAATAAGAGAAGAGTAGATAATATAAAACGACTTACATCTTCTTTTTCAGTATGGATTACAGGATGGCTTTCTTTTTATAAAAAAGAAATTAAGTCTGATGTTGGTAAAGTTAAAACAAAACTATCATCTAGTAAAAATAAAACAGTACCAGTTAGACGCGATAAAAAACAAGTAATATTCTTCGATTCCAAACAATATATTGGGTTGACTTATGATAAGGGTGTAATCACACTCATATCAAAACCTTCTGAAAATTTAGTCGAAGAAGCAAAAAAAATAAACACTACTGTTGTTGAATTTCAACAGCATGGTAAAGATTGTACATGTATTGACTGCATGAATATCTTTATGCGAGAATTAACAAACGAAATGTCACAGAGGAATAAAAATGAGTAGAAGAAGTAGTAACACAAATGAATACACGTATCAATGGAATCCTGAAACATATGGAGATGAAACATACCCGATATTAAAAATATCTAAATCATCTCTTGGTTCGTTTCAGTGGTGTCCAAAAAGATATGAATTCCAGTACAAGGAAAGACTACCGATTGAACAAACAGAAGTTATGATGAAAGGTAGTATCATACATAACTCTAGAGAAGCATTTTTCAATGCCTTTGATGTAAAGAAAGCAGAAGGATTATCCTATAATGAATTAGTAAACTATTGTCTAAGTCTACATCCTATTGATGATTATACTGAAATGTATGAGGCAATGTCTATTTTTGAAGCAAATAGATTTATTGAAGCAGTAGAAGAACAGTCTACTGACCAATTTCTTCCTGTGATTAATGAAGTAATGTTGGATGCAAAGATTACTATTAGTAAAGATGAAAACCCTAAGTATCCATTAACTAGAGATTACACTGTACACTTACAAGGAATAATAGATAGAATGTTCAAACAAGATGGGGACAAATACATACCCATGGAATTGAAAACAGGAGGTTGGAAAGACTGGAAAATGACCATGATGAGAAAAGAAATGGCCTTCTATAAGATACTGTTTGAACATACTCCTAATGATAAACTAATAGAAATGGGATTAGACCCTGAGATACCAATATCACATTGGGCTTGGTATTATCCTGCGGCAAACCATATTTATGTTGAACCTGCAAAGAAAAGCAGTATTACTGCTGTTAGAAAAGGTATTGCAGAAATGATACATTCATATGAATCGGGAATATTTCGTACTAAGTATTTTGCAAAGACCTGTTCTAATTGCAGTTTCTTTGGTATTTGTGATGCCGCTAATACAGAGAGTTGGTTTTAATGAAGAGTAGTTGGACAATTAAAATGATATATATTATAGGAAAAATATCTACTACCATTAGTAGATTTAATAGTAATAGGTGGAGAAAATGAAGTGGAAAGAATACTTTAGAAGAAAGAAAGAATACAAAGAGAGGAATAAAAAATGAAAGATAAAGTAGGAAAAATATTAAGTTCTAGAGAATGGACGTTTGCAGATTTAACTAATATGAGGCAACTGGTAAAAGATTTTTCAGAAGAGATATATACACAATTAGACTCTAAGGAGAAATTATCTATTGTATGGGAAGAAGAAATATTTCAAAAAACTATTAAATTTGGAAATTTCTTTCAGAACCTAGTAATAGAGCAAATACAATTACAAGTAGCAAGTACATTACAAGAACAATTACTCAAAGCAAATGTAAACTTTAGTAATAATAAAAATAAGGAGGATAATATAAATGAAAATACCAAGAGAAGTGTGGGCAGGAAGTCATCTAAAAAACGCACCACAAATGAAAAGATTAGTAGTGCAGAAGAAGAGTGAGTTTATTGAATGGTTTAATTCCTTTAATGGGAAAATGAACTGCTATACAACTGTCTATGATTTTTCTGAGTTTGTTAACGGTATTAAACTAAACTATTCTGTTATTAGAGATAGAGCCTTCTTAGATTTTGATGCTCATGATGAACCATTACAAAATGCATATGATGACCTAAAAAAAGTAGTTACTAAATTAGTAACTGACGATACTCATTTCAAAATGTATTTTAGCGGTAGGGGTTTCCATGTATTTGTTTTTGGGGAAGTAGTAGATGATATCCGGCGCATTCAGCAGTATTATTCCCAAATCAGTGATGGTGTGCCTACACTTGATAGGACTGGTATACAGACGAATCGTCTAAGAAGAATACCTAATTCAATGAACTTAAGTAGTTCTGATGAAAATGGTAATCCATATTATTGTATACCATTACTCATAGAAGACCTAGAACAGCCACTAGAATACATTTTAAATCTAGCCAAGACTACTAGGAAAGTGCAGAGCAATTATGGAACTAAGTTGGTAACGTTTCCTACAATAAAATCAATTGAGATTAGTGAAATAGAAATAGATATACCAACACCAATTGGTAGACTACCGATACTACCTTGTTTACATAATGCTATTACAGTAGAAAATCCTAGTCATTATGCTAGGGTGTACTTAGTTCAATGGTATAGAGACTTGCTAAGTTTAGGAAATAGAAACACTAATTCTGAACAGTCAGAACAAATAACTGAAACTATAATGGAAGAGTTAGAACTTATCGCATCGAAAGAAGACATATGGTTAGATTGGGATTACAAAACTACTAAAAAATATGTTAAGGGTATTGTAAATAAAGGATACAACGCGCCGTCTTGTAGTAACGTTTTGATTCCTCAGGGCTATTGTATTGGTAAATGTTGGAGGTATAGTGAATGAATTACTTAAGAAAATATACTTGTAAATTATGTAACAGGACATTTGAAGGAGTTGGGAGTGAAGGCATTGGACATGTATTGTCCAAAGGTGGAGTTTGCTGTGATGAATGCAACTACACGAAAGTATTACCTGCTAGATTTAGAGGTGAGCATTTATGAAATTATTAATAGATAGTAGAGAAAACTCAGAGTTAACAGAATTAGTAATTGAAAATTGTGATAAGATGAACATTCCATATGAAAAAACATGGATGGATGTTGGGGACTATGTGTTCGCAACAGTATGTGTAGAAGCAAAATCTTCATTTGATTTTTTACAATCAGT